CCCCAAGGGATGGGTCACCCTCTCCGAGTATGCCCACAAGCACCGGCGCACCGTCCGCGGCGTGCAATACCGTATCGACGGCATGGCCCTCCCTGTCCGTATCCTCCGCAACCCGCGGAGCGTCCCTTACTACCGCAAGGCCGACCTAGACCGCATCCTACGCAAAGCATCTTGACCACGGGCACCCACGCCCACAAACCCCAACCCTCTCTTCCATGATCCCGCCGAATAACGTCGCCGCGGAACGCCACCTCCTCGGCGTCCTCCTACGCGAAGCCGCCCACCTACCGGGCGACCTCCAGCCTTCCGACTTCTTTGAGCCAGCCCATCAAGACATCGCCGCCGCCATGCTCTCGCTGGCCGTGGACGGAATCGCCCCTGACGAGCTGACGGTCAGCCAGCGCCTACGCCAGGTCAACAGCCCGGTGACCGAGGCCACCGTCTCGCTCCTAGTCAGTGACGCAGGCCAAGCGGCCTTCCGCCTTGAGCACGCCGACATGATCGCGGACGCGGCCATCCTCCGCCGTGCCCTCGTCGCCGCCGAACAGGCCACCGACCCCGACACCCTGCTCGACCATTATGCCACCATCGCCGAGACGCGCAAGGGTCGGAAGGCAAAGCACGGACCGCAGCGCATGGACTTCGACGCGCTGCTCTCCTTCGAGCGTAAGGAAGACCCGTACTGCATCCTCGGCAATCACCGCTGGCTCTGCAAGGGCGGCTCCCTCCTGATCGTCGGCCAGTCCGGCACGGGTAAGTCGTCCCTGATGATGCAGGCCGCCGTCCACTGGTGCATCGGCAAGGACTTCTTCGGCATCAAGCCTGCCAAGCCGCTTCGGGCCATCGTGCTCCAGGCTGAGAATGACGCGGGGGACATCTCCGAGGCCTTGCAGGACGTCATCGCCGGGGCATACCTAGACAGCGACGAACGCTCTCAGCTGCGCGAACACCTCGCCATTTTCCGCGACACCGTGAGCACCGGCACGACCTTCACCTCGGCCCTGCGTGACCTCATCATCGAGCACAAGGCCGACATCGTCTTCGTCGACCCTCTCCTGTCCTTCGCGGGCATCGACGTCTCCGATCAGGAGCAGGCGTCCAAGTTCCTGCGCCATGACCTCGCCCCCATCCTCCTCGAGACAGGCGCCGTCCTCGTGGCCATGCACCACACCGGGAAGCCCAAGGCCGCCTCCGACAAGGAAGGCCACACCGTCGCCGACCTAGCCTACGCGGGCCTAGGTTCCTCGGAGTTCACCAACTGGTTCCGCGAGGTCGCCGTCCTCTTCCGATGCCAGGGCGAAGAGCCGATCTACAAGTTCGGCCTGACCAAGCGCCGCGGCCGTGCCGGTCTCAAGGACTCAGCAGGTCAGTTTAAGCCCGAGATTAATATTCGCCACTCTTCGGACAAAGAGGTCATCAGGTGGGAGTATGCCCAACCCCAAGCCGAGGTAGTCCAGCAGGATGCTGTTTCCAGCCCCGCAAAGGGGTATTCTGGGCAGTCTCCTGCCTTCTGAGGGGTAGCACCGCCCTAAACAATCAAAACGCCTTACAAGCCAAGCCAGACCCATGAACCCGACCACCCGACCAGACAACTTGCAAGACAACTCGCAAGACAACATAGTATCAGTAGGGAGTATATACTCCCTACATGATACACGCAGATGCCTTTGCGTCGCTTACGCTCGCTCGGCCCTGCGGTTTTTCTGCAAGCAATTTGACCGCCATGAGTAACCCAAGCCGGCCGAGAAGACGTAAGATGACCGCGGCGCGTCGGAAGCACCTGATCGCGGAGAAGCAGAAGTTTGCCGAGAAATGGCTGAACGATAGGCCAGGTATGGTAAGGCGCTGCGCAGCTGGAGGCGAGGCTACCGCAGAAAAGGCTAAGACCAGAAGGCAAACCCTTGTGGATTGGCTATCCACTATGCCTCTTCGCATGACCAAGGCTAACCTTGTAAGTGAGTTTAAACTCCGCATGGGAGGGCACACTCACGTCAAGGTCCGTTCACTCATTGAGAAGATGAGGATATATGGGAAAATTAAGTACGATGAGACCACCGGGTTATGGACTAACATGACCAAGGCTTAACCTTTGCCACTTGCCCCGCCGTCAAGATAGTTGACGCTGTGACGCGTGACACGCGCTAGGCTCAACGACCTGACGGCTCCGGCTAAGGAGGCCAAGTCGTTTGATGCTTGGTTCTTCGCGCAGCCCAAGAAGGTCCAAGAGAAGATGCGAGAGAATGGCGTACTGCCTTACGCTGAGATGGCGCAACCTCGGCACGTCTTCAACATCGACGCCAATCATCCTGACTGGGCGTTCAACCCGACGGACATCGGCAGACGCGAAGAGGTCGACGCGTTCATCTCACGCGATCATGTCGGCGTGATGCTCAAGGGCTTCATGGATGCGCTGGCCTGCACGGATAACTTCGCCTTTCGTCGTCACGTCGAGCTCATACGCTGGGCGCTCAGTCTGCCCGGTTGTCTGTCGTCTCGCCTGATTGGGAAGATGTATGGCCGCTCTCACTTCTGGATGCGTGCCAGGGCGAAGGAGATCCAACGCACGGTGAACTCAGACGCGTGCGGTCTGTTTCCTCACGTGAATGCCAGACGCGGCAAGAATAAGGCGCCTAGCCCCCTGCCCCCTGCCCCGCCCAAGCGATGAAAACGGCCCATATACCCCCTCTAAGGAGTCTCCTAGACCCCCCCCTACGTCACGCGTGGCCCGTCACCACGACCTTTTCTTACGTGGTCACCACGACAAAACAGCCTGTTGACAATGAAGCCCTGTGATTTGAAAACCCGGCAGCTCGCCGAGTCCGCCCGGGCCGAAAAGGCCAAGCGAGACGCGGCAATCGTCGAAGCGTACAAGCGCTGCGGAACTATCCACTCAACGCGTAAGGCTTTTGACTTTACGCACTCACGCGAGGTGGTCAGAAGGGCCATCAGCAAAGCCGGTGTTTACGACAAGTGTAAGCGAGACCAGGTGCTTATTCATAAGTTCAAGCCTAGCCCGAATAAGTCCAAGTGGGACGATCGCTCGTATTCAAGGTCGCACGGGTCAGAACTGCATATGCAGATCGAAGCAGAGCAGATGCTCAAGGACGCAAATATCATGCACGCTCGCCACATCCAGCGCGAGGTGCAGGTTCCTGGCTGTCAGATGCGGGCAGACTTGGCCGGCTATAATTGGGCAATCGAGACTAAGAAAGAATGCTCGTCGCAAGGTATGCTTACCGCCCTAGCTCAGTGCCTTGTCTATCGTAAGCACCTAAACAAGCGCTTCGTCTGCGTCCTGCTGCCGGACGACATCGAGCCTGCCGCCTTCTACGTCACCGAGTGCCTGTCCTACGGCATCCCAGTCATCAAGATGTCCCAACTAGTCTGGTGGGTTAACACCGTTCAGAACGATGCCCAGCCAAACTGAGATTGCCGAAGCCCTTGGCCTGACCCGCCAGCGCGTCTCTATCCTGGTCAAGAAGGGTATGCCCATCGACTCAGTCGAGGCCGCCACCGCTTGGAGGCAATCGCAGGAAGACGCCCGGGTGCGGCTTGCTCCGACACCACCCGATCAGCTCGACGACGGCTCCCTGTCTTCGACCATCGAAGAGCACCGGGCCTTAGTGGGTCGGGCCCGCGGAGTCTGGCAGGCGGCCATGGAACAAGGGGACACCAACCAGGGCAAATACCAGTCAGCCTATAACGCCAGCCTGCGCTCGCTCGTGCAGCTCGAGGCCGAACAGGAACGCCGCGTCATCCTCGCCCGAGACTTCATCTCTGCGAAGGAGGCCACCGAGGCCATGCGCGACATGACTGCGGGCATCGTCAACCGACTCGACAAACTCGCCCTCGACGTGGCCGAAGGGTGCAACCCGGAAAACCCGGCGAAGGCGGTGAAAGTTCTCGAGGCTTGGGTGCGCCGCGTGAAGGCCGACCTGTCCACCGATGAATAAGGCCGACCTGCTCCGCGTAGGCCGTGACGTGCTGCGTCCGTCAGACTCGGGCGACGTGGTGGAGTGGCTTGAGTCCAACGTCCACGCCATCCCTGACTCACCGATGCCCGGGCCGTTCCGCTCCGAGCGCACGCCGTGGGTGGCCGAGGCGCTACGCATCGCCGCCGATCCCGAGACCAAACTCCTCACCGTCCTCGCCAGCATCCAGTCCGGCAAGTCCCTCTTTGCCCGCCTGCTCACCTGTCACATCATCGCCAACGCACCTGGGCCGACGATGGTGCTTCAGGCCACGGACCCAGAGGCCAAGGACTTCGCCCTGCGTTACCTCCGCCCGGTCTGGAACAACTGCCCGCCGGTGAAGGCGCGTCTCTCTGGCGACGACCTCGACCGCTCCACCACTGCGGACTTCGACCGCATGACGCTCTACTGTCGCGGCATCTGGAACGAGGCCAACCTTCAGCGCCTGTCCCTGCGTTACACCATCGCCGACGAGTGCTGGATGGCGCCGCCCGGACACTTGGCGGAACTGAGCGCGCGCGTGACGGCGTTCGGCTGGATGGGCAAACGCATCTTCTTATCTCAGGGCGGGAGGGCCGGTTCAGAGTGGCATCAGCTCCACGAGACGACCGACCAACGTGACTGGAACATGAGGTGCCCGAAGTGCGACCACCTTCAGCCGTGGGTCTGGGAACAGATCAGGTTCCCCGAGGATGCCAAGGCCACCGGCACGTGGGACTTGCACAAGGTCAGCGTCGGCACGACCTACGAGTGCGCTGCCTGCCGCACGCTCCTGCCCGACACGAACGCAAGCCGCCTAGAGGCCAACGCCCGCGGAACCTTCGTGGCCACATCGGTCGCCGCCAACTCCGGGCACATCGGCCTGCATTGGAACAGCCTTGCGACGATGAGCTGGGGCGAGCTCGGCGTGCTGATGCTCAAGGCCAAGGAGTCCGTCGACCAA